GGCCGTTGCACGATGACCCCCGAACGCATCACCTGCCCGCTGCCCCCGACCTACCTGCTGCGCGACGTGACCGTGCGCATTGAGCGGGTCCGCCGCAACGGGCGCTGGCAGATCGTCGGCGTCGACGGCGTGGACAACGCGTGGCCGCTCGCTTTCGACGGGTTCACGGGATCGCCCCGGTTCGCCACGAAGGCCGGCGCCGTCGAGTTCCTCGCCAACCACGACGGCCGCGAGGGTGCGCGCCTGATCGCGAGGGCGGTGCGCCCGTGACCTGCCCCACCCCCGACTACTGCGGCGTCAACGGCTGCACGAACAGCGCGTGCCATCCGTCCCGCCAGTCGCCGACTTGGGCCGCCGTGCCCGCGCCGTCCCGCCCGCCTTTGCGCACTCTCGCGCTCGGCGTGGCCTGTCTGGCCGCCCCGTACGCTGCGGTCGCGGCGGTCATGGTCGCCCTATGGGTGATGCTGTGAGCGTCCGCCGCACCGTCACGCCCATCGTCGGCGGCTGGCGCATCATGGACGAGGTCGACGTGTACGAGGGAGACCATGAGTGGTGTCCCCGCTACGACTGGGTTGAAGGCGTGAGCGAGACCGTGTACCCGTCAATGACCGAGGCGTCACAGGCGATAGGAGAGGGCAGTGCGTGAGATATGGGAGAAACTTCTCGACTGCGTGTTCGGGCCGCGCGAGTGGTCGGTCGTCATTGACCGCTACCACTGGGGCCATGAGGTCTATGCTTGCGTCACGTCTCGGGTCGTTCGGTCCGACGAGGTGCTGGCGACCGGACTTCGCCGCAAAGCCGCTTTCCGCTTCGCCCGCCACCATCCGCTTGCCGCCCGTCCACCGCAGCACGCCAACTGTCGCTGCACGCTCAAGGAACCCAGCCAATGACACCCGACCAGATCAAAGCCCTGCAGCGCGCCATGCTCACCGTGCCCGGCGTGACGCTGCGAAGCGGCGCGGACGGCAAATGGGGGCCGGAGAGCGGCGCCGCTTTCGCTCTCATCGTGACCAAGGCGGGCGGCCAGCCCATTGCGAGCGCCTCGGACGACCCGACGCCGTCGGATCTCCCGCCGGGCTATCTGCCGATGCTGGCGCGCATCGAGAGCAACAACCGCCCCTATATCCGCGCCGCCACGTCCAGCGCGTCGGGCCTCTATCAGTTCATCAAAGCCACGTGGTTGGGCGAGGGCGGGCAATGGGGCGACCGGCCCACGCTGGCGTTCGGCGGCCTGCAGCCCCCGGTGAGCGAGCAGCACGCCCGCGCCGCCAGCTTCACGCGCAAGAACGCCAAGGCGCTGACCGCTGCCGGCGTCCAGGTCACCCGCGCCACGCTGTACGCCGCGCACTTCTTCGGGGCGGGCACAGCGGTCAAGGTGCTGCGCGCCCACCCCTCCGACCGTGCCGACCTGCTCGCCGGCCCGGACGCTACGCGGGCTAATCCGTCGATCCTGGCCGGCAAGACCGTCGGGCAGTTCATGGAATGGCTGACGAGGAAGACGCAATGATCGACCTGTTGGTCGCACAGCTCGCCGAGAGCGAGGCCGCGCTTGAGGTATCACAGGACGCCGTGGCCGACCGGGACGAGACGATCCGCGAGCTGCGCGAGGCCATCGAGGCCACGTGGCACGAGATTAACGGTGGTGCGAAGGGCGGCGAGCCGGACGCGTTGGCCGAGGCGGTCGGGGCGTATCTGGACGAGGAGCGCACGGACGCCGCCGACCACCTGCGCGCCTACCTCGTGTCGCGTGGCCTCCCCGCCGACCCGGTCAAGCTGGACGACCCGCACCTTGACGCCTTGGCGCGGGCGTTGCTCTAGGCTAGTGTCCGAGCCTCATCACGCGAGGCGCCCCCATGAGCATCGACCCCACCCGCTACGTCGAGGTCTCGGCGAACGGCTCCCCCACGGATCCGCAAGCCGTCGCCGACCTCGCCGCCGCCGCGCAGGCCGGGGCGATCGCGGGGGATATCGCCGGCCGCGCTGCTGGCGCCGAGGCTGGCGCGGCGGCGGGCACGGAGGTCGCCGAGAGCGCCGGGGCCGCCGCTGGGGCTATTGCCGGCGAGATCGCGGGCACGGCAGCAGGTACGGCGAGCGGCGCCACGGCCGGTGCGGTTGCCGGGGGTTCCGCGGGCGCGGCGGCGGGCGCTACGGCGGGGGCTGCTGCGGCCACGGCAGTCGTTGCGCTCAAGGCCGACAAGACCACCACAATCACGGGCGGCGGCCTAGCCACGGGCGGAGGTTCGCTCGCCGCCGATCGCGTCGTCACTGTCACCGCGGCCAGCCAAGCGGAAGCCGAGACCGGAACGGCAACAGCCGTGGCCATGACGCCGCAACGGACGACGCAAAACTTTAACGCCCGCGTCACCACCTTTATGCGCACCGTGACTTTGGCGGTGGACGCGGCGGCGGCTCGCGTATTGCTGGAGGTCGTCGGTTTGGCTGCGCTATCCGCCGGCTCCGGGTCAGCGTTGGTCGGGTATTTGGCCCCGTGGCTTGGCGCGGTCGTAAGGCTTTTGAGCGCCCGCTTGGGGGACGTGGTGTCCATCAAGGATTTCGGCGCGGTTGGCGATGGGGTCACCGACGATACGGCGGCGTTCAACCTCGCGATTGCCTACGCCAACGCCAAGGGCGGCGTTGACCGGGCCAACATTATCGGGACCAACATTTTTCTTCCGCAGGGGCGTTACCCTATCGGTCAGCTAAACCCGGTGACGGTTTCCGGCGTCCAGTTTAGCGGACCGGGCCCAATGGGGGGCACGGTGCTGCTGCATTCCTTCAATGGCGCGACTTTCCGCTGGTCCGGGCCTGTCGGAGATACCATCGTCGGCGGGGGGTTGACTGGCGTCCACCACGAGTATCTGGCCACGCCGCCCGCCTCCGCTTGTCTCGTGGAGGTGTCCCGTGCCAACGCACTGGACTTTAGCGGCTGGCATTTCTTCAACGTCGCGTGCGCGTTGCGCCTTGGCACGGGAGCGGACGCAATCGCCGCGGGCCTCGTCGCGAACACATGGACGGGCGGCGTGGCCAACATGGACACCCCCCTGATAGACCTCCGCTATGGGGCCGGCTTTGAGGGGGTCGGGCACTACGTGTTCGTCAGCGGGGTCGTCACTCCGCCGCTACAAAACGCGACGTTTACGAACGCGTCTCCCGTGGCGACCATGGCGTCAACGGCCGGGTTTTTTGCTGGTCAAGACATTATCGGAACCGCCCGCGTTCCTGGCGGAACAACGGTTGTTTCCGTTGACAGCCCGACCCAAATTACAATGAGCGCCAACGCCACGTCATCCGGGACCGCTTGGCTTTCGGGGGATATGACGACCGTGCCGGGTCGGGTGTATATCCGCGGAACCGTTGGGTTCTGGGACACCTGCCAAATTAGTAACAGCCTGATCGAGCGGTTCGACCAGGGGATTGGGCTGGGCGCGGGTTCCGGCCAAGTGTATCAACATTTCTGCTTAAGCAACGTTACGATTGACTACACGCGGCGCCATTGTATCTACGGCGAAACGTCCGCGGGCGGCGTCATCAACAGTGTTTCCAGCGACAACCTCTGCTGGTTCGTGTCGTGGGAAACGGCAGCGTTGCAAATGGTCGGCACCGCGGGGACCATGGATGACTGGAACCTCCAAGGTAAAGTGCCGATTTCTGGCGCGGAGGCTCTTAGCTATAACGTTTCCGCCGCCAAGCGTTGCAACTTTTCCCTAGCCGCTGGCGGGGTCAACCGGTTACAGGGCGCCCCCGCTGCGCTGTATTTCGTCCCGGGGTCCAAGGGCTTTACGGCGATCGGGTGTACCGGAAACGACGACGTGACCGCGCTCGGACTTCCTTTCCGCGCGGACTGGGGGATCACGCTGGGTGCGGACTGTGACGAGTATGTCGTCACCGGCAACCGTATGAGCGGCGTCGGCGGGTTCCTGAATTGGTTTGCGGGCAATACGACCGGCTCCGCCAAGCGGCAAATCTCCGCCAATGGGGATCCAGGCTACGCGGCTCAACAAACGGGCGGGATTTACGTTCTCCCGGCGTCGGGCGCGGCGTTCACCAATACGAACGGCTTTGCGGTGGAGGTCATTATTTCGGGCGGCACGGTCACGCAGATTGCGAAAAACGGCGTCAACACGGGGTTGACCTCCGGCGTGTTCCTGATCGGCCCCGGCGAGACGTTGACGCCAACGTATAGCGTCGCACCCACAATGCTTTTCTTCGGGGTCAACTAGATGCGCTGGCCCTGGACCAAACCTGCCGCCCCAGTCGTCGCCGCGGAGCCGTCCGACGCGGAACCGGGCACCGGCCTGTCCCCCTCCGCGCACAATCGCGCCGTCATCGACCGCCGTCTGTCGGGCCTCAAGAGCGCCTCGGCAGGCGGAACCGGGCAGGACGCCCTTTGCGGCGGGGTCACGCCGTGGGGCTCCCCGGCCGGCGAGGCGCCCGAGGCGCTCTTCGCGTGGTACGCCGCGCAGGGCTTCCTCGGCTACCAGTTCTCGGCGCTCGTGGCGCAGCACTGGCTCGTGGACAAGGCATGCAGCGAGCCCGCGCGCGATGCGGTCCGGCACGGCTTCACCGTCACCGTGGACGGCGTGGACGAGGCGCGCCAGGACGACGCGCTGCACATGATCCACAAGGCGAACAAACGCATGGGCCTCAACGCCGCCATGCAGGAGTTCGTCCAGTTCTCGCGCGTCTTCGGCGTGCGCGTGTGGCTCCCCGTCGTCGAGAGCACCGACCCCAAATATTACGAGTTGCCGTTCAACCCCGACGGCGTCATGCCCGGGTCGTATCGCGGCATGACGCAGGTCGATCCGTATTGGATCACGCCCATTCTGGACGCCGCCGCGTCGAGCAACCCGGCCAACATGGGGTTCTACGAGCCGACCTGGTGGCAGATCAACGGCAAGCTCTACCACCGCTCGCACCTCGTCGTGGCCATCCCGTTTCCGGTCGCCGACATTCTCAAGCCGTCGTATCGCTACGGCGGGGTTCCGCTCCCGCAGCGCATCATGGAGCGCGTGTACGCCGCCGAGCGCACCGCCAACGAGGCGCCGCTGCTGGCGATGACGAAACGCCTGCTGACGTGGAAAACCGATCTGGCCGAGAAACTGCTCGACCAGCCCAAGACCGAGGCGCACCTGCAAGGGTTGACCGAGTGGCGCGACAACTTCGGCGTCAACATGGTCGACACCGACGACGACGTGACCCAGGCCGAGACCTCGCTGGCCGACCTCGACGACGTAATCATGTCGCAGTACGTCATCGTCGCCGCCATCGCCGGCATGCCGGTCACGAAGCTCATGGGCACGCCGCCCAAGGGCATGAACGCGACGGGCGAGGGCGACGCGGAAAACTACCAGCAGGCCCTCGAGAGCATCCAGTCCAACGACCTCGAGCCGTTGCTTGAGCGCCACCTGCTGCTGCTCGCCCGGTCGGAGATCGAGCCCGCGTTCGGCCTGTCCGCCGGCGCCGTCGAGATCACGAGCGACTGGAACCCGCTCGACAGCCCGTCTGCCAAGGAATACGCCGAGATCGACAAGATCAAGGCCGAGCGCGACGAGGTGCTCGCCAATACGGGCGCGATCGACGGCATGGATATCCGGGCCCGGCTGCGCAACGACCGCGGCGGCGACTACACGGACTTGCCGGAACTGTCGGAAGCGGAGGCCGAGGAGAGCGACCTGCTCGCCGAGGCCGAGACCGATGGCGACGCGTAAAACCCGGCCGCCGCTCACCAAAGCCAAGCAGGCGCAGGGGTCGGCGGTTCACAAGGGCAAGCCCCTGCACTACAGCGCGGCCGTTGAGATGCGGTACTCGGACACGCTGACGCGCATGGTGCGCCAGATGCGCGAGACCACCGAGAGCGCGTTCCGCCGGCTCGATAAGCATTTCGCGACGGACGCGCTGGGGCTGGACGCCCCGTCGTACGCTTCGCAGGCTCGCATCCTGGTCGATGCGCTGCGCAAGCGGTTCAACGCCGCGTTTGCGCTCCGTTCCCGCCCGGCTGCGGAGCGCATGCAGGCGCAGGTCGATGCGGCGTCCTCGGCGTCCCTGCACAGCAGCCTTCGCGAGTTGTCGGGCGGCATCTCGCTCTCGACCCGGTCGATCCCCAAGCCGGCGACCGAGATGCTCAAGGCGAGCGTCACCGAGAATGTCGCGCTGATCCGGTCGATCCCCGAGCAATACTTCCTCGACGTGCAGGGCGCCGTGATGCGCAATATCCAGCGCGGCGACGGAACGGCCGGCGTCCTGCGCGAGATCGAGCGCGTCGGCGGCGTGGCCACACGGCGGGCCGAGCTGATCGCACGGGACCAGGTGAGCAAGGCGACCTCTGCGCTCAACGCCGCGCGCATGAAGGGCCTCGGGGTTCGCAAGTTCGAGTGGATCCACTCGGGCGGCGGCAAGGAGCCCCGCAAACTGCACCAACGCATGAGCGGCAACATCTATTCACTGGACGACCCGCCCGTGATAGACGAACGGACTGGCGAGCGTGGCCTGCCCGGTCAGCTCATCAACTGCCGGTGCGTCATGCGCCCGGTTTTGGAGTTTGACGAATGAGCGCGCGCCAGTACGACGGCAACGGGTGGTTCGCCGTCCGCAACAACCCGCTCTCCAAGGTCGGCGTTTTCCCCTATCTCGGCGCGAGCATCGGCGCGGACCAGCCGGACCGCGTGTACCAGGTATACCGCCCGGCCGAGGAGCTCGGCTCGCCGGAGTGCATCGACAGCTTCAAGACCGTGCCGATCATCGACGAGCATGAGATGCTCGGCGCCGTCGATCTCGGTCTGACCCCCGTTGAGCGCAAGGGCGTCGGCGGGGTCACGGGAGATCTGGTCGAGTTCGACGCAGCGACCGGAACGCTGCGCGGAAACCTCAAGATTTTCTCCGAGGCGCTCGCCCGCCAGATCAACGGCGGCAAGAAAGAACTGTCCTGTGGATATCGCTGCGAATACGATTTTTCGCCCGGCGAGTTCAACGGCATCAAATATGACGTTGTGCAACGGAAAATGCGTGGTAATCATGTGGCCGTGGTGAAGGCTGGCCGGATGGGTCCAGACGTTGCCGTTCTCGATCACTCGTTCACGTACGACCACGTGGACACACCGGAGTTTCGCCCCGTGCTGGACAAAGAAACGCAGGACGCCATCGACGCCGCCGTGTCCAAGGCGACCGAAGGCATCACCGCCACCGTCACCCAGGCCGTCGCCGACGCCATGCCCGCCGCGCTGGCGGCCATGAAAGAAGACAAGGAAGAGGCCGAGGACGAGACGCCCGACGAGGTCGCGAAGACCCTGGACGCCGCCGTGCAGAAGGCGGTTGCCGCCGCCCGCGCCGCCGACGCCGCAGAGATCACGGCCCTCAAGGACCAACTCGCTGCGGTCAAGCCCGCCATGGACGCCGCCGACGCCCGTCTCGCCGCCGAGGACAAGGCCACGCTGGTCTCGCGCCTCGCCCCGCACGTCGGCTCGTTCGACCACTCGGCCATGGACGCCGCCGCGGTCGTGAAATACGGCCTCGACAAGATGGGCATCATGGGCGTCGCCCCGGGCACCGAACGCGCCGTGCTGGACGGCTACCTGCGCGCCAAGCCGGTCCCGACGCCGATGACCGGCGACGCCGCCATTCCGGCCGACAGCCCCGTCGCCGCGTACGCCCACGCCTCGGCTTAACAGGGACACCCCGCACCATGGCCTTTCAATCCACTGTAGTCGCCCAAATGGGCTTCGGCGTCGTTGGCGAACTCGCCATCGAAGGGCCGCTCCTCGCTCAACCCGCGCGCATCGTCTCGGGTGACGCGGCCAACAACGTCGTCGGCCGCGCCTTCACCGTGACCTCGGGCGGCACCGGATCGTGGGACGGCACCTCGGCCGACGCTGGCGACCCCGCGCCGCTGGTGGCTGCTGCGGGCGGCACTAACCCGTTTGCCGGCATCCTGGCCAACCCCAAGGTCTATCCGGGCCTCGGCACGCAGGCCGGCGGCACGCTCGCCCCGACCCTGACCCTGCCGAACAACCAGATGGCCGAGCTGGTCCTCGAGACTGGCGGCATCATCGTGGCCCTCGCCGCCGCGGCCAACGTCGGCGACAGCGTGTATTTCGCCAACGCGACCGGCATTCTGGCCACGACCGCGCCGGGCGCCGCCGCTCCGGCCAACCACCAAGGGCCGATCGGCCGCGTCGAGCGTTACAGCAACGCCGGGGCGGGCCTCGCCGTGATCTCCGTCTTCCCGCCGCGCATTCCCGCCGGCGCGTAAAGGATTAACGCACCATGTCCAAAGTCCTTTCCGCCGTTGACGGCGCCCAGTATGTGAAGCGCGGCCCGCTCACGCTGGACACGGCCCACGTCAGCGACACGATCGCTGCCGAACTGGCCATTCTCGGGATCCACTTCGGTGCGGACCAACGCCAGCAGGTCAAGAACCTGACGGCCATGGCCATCGCCGCCGGCGCCATGGACGCCGCGCCCGACCTGCAACCCACCGTCTATGCGGGCAACGTCGGCGCGCCGATCCAGTTCCTGCAGAAGTGGCTCCCCGGGTTCGTCCGTGCGGTCACCACCGCCCGCAAGATCGACGAGCTGGTCGGCCAGATGACGGCCGGCGACTGGGCGGACGAGGAGGTCATCCAAGGCTCCATGGAGCTGACCGGCCTGGCCGTTCCGTACGGCGACTACACGAACGTGCCGCTTGCCTCGTGGAACTTCGGTTTCGACCGCCGCACCATCGTGCGGTTCGAGGAGGGCCTGCGCGTCGGTCGCCTCGAGGACGCCCGCGCCAGCAAGATCGGCATCTCCTCGGGGGCCACGAAGCGTTCCGCCGCCGCCCTGGCGCTGGACATTCAACGCAACCGCGTCGGTTTCTACGGCTACAACGCCGCCAACAACCGCACCTATGGCTTCCTCAACGACCCGTCGCTGCCCAGCTACGTGGCCGTCACGGGCGCCGCGTGGACCACGGCGACGTTCCTGGTCATCATCGCCCAGATCCGCACCGCGCTGGCCGCCCTGCGCACCCAGTCGGGCGACACGATCGACCCGAACACGACTCCGATCACGCTGGCCGTCGCGTCCAACCGCGTCGACTACATGACCGTGACCACCGACTTCGGCATCTCGGTCCGCGACTGGCTGACGAAGACCTACCCCAACGTCCGCGTCGTCTCGGCCCCCGAGCTCAACGGTGCGAACGGCGGCGCCAACGTCTTCTACCTGTACGCCGACCGCGCCACCGACGACAACGGCTCGGACGACGGCGGGCAGACCATGGTCCAGATCGTCCCGAGCCGCTTCATGCTGGTCGGGGTCGAGCAACAGGCCAAGGCGTACGTTGAGGACTACGCGAACGCCACGGCGGGCGTGCTGGTCAAACGGCCCTACCTCGTGGTCCGCTACACCGGCATCTAGCCACGGCGTGACCGATGCGTTAAGCAAGGGGGCTCTGCTAACGCGGGGCCCCCTTTTTCGGAGCAACATCATGGCCAAGGCCAAGCACGACCACTACGTTTATTCCAACATGGCCGCCGGCGTGACCTACGCCACCTCGCGCGAGGTCCCCGGCCGCGACCTGCCCGAAACCATCCCCGGCATCCACATCGCGGGCGGCGTCGGCGTCGCCGACAAGAAGTCGCTGATCACGCCGCAGGGCGCGGTGATCACGGGCATCTCGTCGGAAGACCTGGCGCGGCTGCGCGAGGACCGCGTATTCGTCGAGCACGAGAAGAACGGAGCCCTGCGCGTCTCGGACCACAACGAAGAGGCCGAAGTGGTCGCGTCGGATCTGCGCGCCCGCGACGAGAGCTCGCCGCTCACCCCGCAGGACTACGAGGCCGAAGGCAAGGAGGCCCCTGTCGTCGGCGCCGACGTGTCGGCCTCGGACGACGGCCCCAAGCGCAACCCCCGCAAGGCGTAACCCACCGTGGCGCAGCACACGCTCGACATTGCGGCCTTCCGTCTCGCCTTCCCGGCGTTCGCCAACACGACCACCTACCCCGACGCGACGATCACGCTGCGATGGGGCGATGCGACCGTGTACCTCGGCGATTATGACGGTTGCCTCTTGTCGGGCGTGGGCCTGCAGTCCGCCCTCAACTATCTCACCGCCCACCTGCTCGCCTCATTCACCCTGATCGCGACCGGCCAAACGCCGGGCATCGTGACCGACAGCCGCGTCGACAAGGTGGCCGTGAGCCTGGCGCCCCCGCCGACCCGCGACGGCTGGCAATGGTGGCTGGCCACGACCCCCTACGGCGTGCAGCTCTGGGCGCTTCTCATCGCGAAGAGCGCGGGCGGCTGGTACGTCGGCGGCTCGCGCGAGCGCGCGGCCTTCCGGCGTGTCGGCGGTCAGTTCTCGTGAGCGTCCGGCGCGACCGGGCGGGCGGGGACCGGCTCACCGTCGCGCTGCAGGACATTGACGGGCTGGTCGGCAAGACCGGCTACTTCGAGACCGCCAAGTACCAGGACGGCACCCCCGTGGCCTACGTCGCAACAATTCACGAATACGGGTACGCCGCGGGCGGCATCCCGCCGCGTCCGACGATGCGCCCCACGGCCTCGGCCAAACAGACCGAGTGGGCCGAGACGATGCGCAAGGGGGCCAAAGCGGCGCTCAACGGCCAGATCAGCGCACGCGACGCGCTCGAGCGGCTCACACTGCGAGCGGCTGGCGACGTGTCGGCGGCCATCGCCGCGCTGCAATCCCCGCCCCTGTCGCCGCGCACCGTTGCGGCCAAGGGCTTTTCCAAACCCCTCGTGGCCACCGGGCAGATGCTCCGCAGCCCCACTGGCGTCGTGGAGAGCAAATGAGCGTCCCCGGCTCCAACCTTCTCGCACAGGCCCTCACCGCGCTCGGCAAGCAGGCGGTGGACTGGCGCGCGTACCAGGGCAAGACCACGCGGGCGGACGGCCAGCAGGTCGCCACGTTCGCCGCGCCGGTCACGCTGTACGGTTCGTGGCAAGCCGTGACCTCGGCGGACAAAGCGGCATACGGCCTCACCCTGTCGATGGACTACGCGGTGTTCTACGCGTCCAACCTTTTCCAGAACGCCGTGCGCGACGAAGCCCCCGACCAGTTCACCTACGCCGGTCGCCGCTGGTCGGTCATCGCGCGCACGGGCTGGTTCGTCATGGACGGGTGGGATAGCGTATTGGTCATCGACATTGGCCCGGAGCCCGCGCCGTGACCGACTACACCCGCGCCACCGTCCTGCGCACCGCCATGCTCGCCGGCCTCACCGCCAACGGTTCGACCGCCGAGGTCGTCCAGTTCAACCCGTTGACCACGCAAGGGCGCCCGAGCGGGCCCGCGGTGCTTTTCCAAAAAATCGGGGATCGTCGATACGGCTGGACGAAGCGCGAGGACGTGCCGGACGAGGAAGACCCGACGCTCATGGTGCACCGCGAGACGCAGTACTACGAGAGCACCTATCAGTTCGAGGCGGTCGGACCGTCTGCCCAGCCCGGCGTGACGTTGCCGACCGCGACGCCTTCGGATATCGTGAACCTCGCGGCGGGCATCGCCCAGTCCGACGCGTTCATGGCCACGCTGCGGTTGTTCGGTTTGGCGGTGCTGCGCGTGACGGACGTGCGCAACCCGTTCATGCAAAACGACCGCGACCAGTTTGAGGCGGTCCCTTCATTTGATTTGGTCGTGACACACGAACAGATTATGCTATCAACGACGCCAGCCGCCGTTGTCGGCGAACTCCGCATGGCGAGGGTCTAGGTATGAGCATCGACATTACCCGCTACGTCCAGATCACGAGCGCCGTCGCGGCGACCGGGGGCGTGCCCCAACGTGAGCTGATCCTGCGCCTCTTCTCGGAGAGCCCGCGCGTCCCGACCGACGCCATCATCGAGTTCACGAGCGCCGCCGACGTGGGGGCCTACTTCGGCACCTCGAGCGTCGAGTACCTGCGCGCCCGGGCCTACTTCGCGTTCGTCAGCAAGTCGCTCTCGACCCCGCGCAAGATCAGCTACGGTCGCCACGCCCGCACCGCGTCGCCGGCCCGCATCTACGGCACGTCGCCGATCGCCTCGCTGACCGCGCTGCAAAACATCACCGCCGGCACGCTCTCGCTGACCATCGGCGCGCAGACCGCCAGCCTTACCGGCATCAACTTCTCGGCGGCCGTCTCGCTGGCGGGCGTCGCCTCCATCCTGCAGACCGCCATCCAGGCTGCGGTGGGCGACCAGTTCACCACCGCTACCGTCGCCTATGACGCCACGTCCGGCTCGTTCAACTTCGTCGCTTCGTCCGGCGAGACCGACGCGGCCGACATTTCCGTCAACGCCCTCGCCGCCGGGTCGATTGCGACCGCAATGGGCTGGGCGACTGGCGCGATCTTCTCGCCCGCCACGCCCGTGCAGACGATCACCGAGGCCCTCGACGCCTCCGTGGCCATCTCCAACAACTTCGGCTCGTTCGCCTTCGCGGTCACGACCCTGACCAACGACGAGGCGATCGAGGCCGCGACGTGGAACGCCGCGAACAACGTCCTGTTCATGTTCTGCGCCCGCACGTCGGTCGCCAACGCCGTCGCCCTGTCCGCCGCGGTCATCGACAAGGCCGGCACGGGCCTGACGCTCGCGCCCCTGTCGACCGAGTACCCCGAGCAACTGCCGGGCGCCATTCTCGCGGCGACCAACTACGCCCGCGCCAACTCGGTGCAGAACTACATGTACCAGCAAGCCGACCTGACCGCCTCGGTGGTCACGAACGCGCTGGCCGACCTCTACGACCCGCTCCGCGTCAACTATTACGGCCAGACGCAGACCGCCGGCACCAACATCTCGTTCTACCAGCGCGGCGTGCTCATGGGCGGCGCCACTGCCCCCGTGGACATGAACGTCTATGCGAACGAGATTTGGTTCAAGGACGCCGCGCAGACCGCCATCCTGGCGCTGCTGCTCGCCCTGCCGCGCATCCCGGCCAACGCCGACGGTCGCGGCCAGATCCTCGCCATCCTGCAGGATCCGATCAATCAGGCTCTCTTCAACGGCACGATCAGCGCCGGCAAGACCCTCACCACCGCGCAGCGTCTCTACGTCACCGAGCTGACCGACGACCCGGACGCCTTCCAGCAAGTCCAGTCGGTCGGCTACTGGGTGGACTGCACGATCGAACCCCGAACCGTCGATGACCGCACCGAGTACGTCGCCGTGTACACCCTCGTGTACGGCAAAGACGACACCGTGCGGAAAGTCGAAGGCCAGCACATTCTCGTCTAAGGGCACGCAGCACCATGGCAAACGACGTTTCGGGCTTCGGCCTTCGTCTCCGCATCACCGCCTCGCGCACCTTCCCGGCGGGCTTCACGGTCACGCAGTTTGCGGACGACGCGGATCCGTTCGACCTGCCGTCCATCCAGATCGCCGACAAGGCGATGGGGCTCAATGGCGACCTGGTCTCCTGGTCCAAGGCGAACCCGATCAACACGACCGTCAACGTCATCCCCGGCAGCGAGGACGACCGCAACATGGCCGTGCTGCTCGAGGCGAACCGCGTGGGCCGCGGCAAGTCCGGCGCCCGCGACACGATCACCATGACGGGCACCTACCCGGACGGCCGCTCCGTGACCCTGTCGCAAGGCGTGATCACTGACGGCATGCCCGGCAACAGCGTCGCCAGCGCCGGCCGCCTCAAGTCCAAGGCGTACGCTTTCGCCTTTGAGGGCCTCTCGCGCGCCTGACGGCTGGACGGTCGCGCCGCTCGGCGTTACGATGGTCGGGGACACCGCCCCGGGCGGTCAAACCCTGTAGGAACCGCACCCCATGCTCTACCCCAAGGATCTCGAACTCAAGACCTCGGCGGGCGTCGAAAAGACTTTCGTGCTGACGAAGTTCCCCGCCACGGTCGGCCGCGAGATCGTCGCCAAATACCCGACCGCCAACCTCCCCAAACTGGGCGACTACGGCGTGAGCGAGGCCACGATGCTGCGGCTCATGTCCCACGTCGGTGTGCGGCTGGACGGACGCGACGAGCCGCAGATGCTCACGACGCGCGCCCTCGTGGACAGCCACGCCGAGGACTGGGAGACCCTGGCACGCCTTGAGTGGGCCATGCTTGAGTACAACTGCAGTTTTTTCGCGAACGGGCTGAACTCCGATACCCTCACCGGGCTCGTGGAGAAGGCCCGTCCGTGGATTTCCCAAATGTTGACGGCTTTATCGGCGCAATCGTCGCCAGCCGCCAAGCCACCCTCCGAGAACTAAGCACGGTCTATACGCTTGAGGAGGCATTTGACCTGTTCGAGATCACCGTGACCACTAATATTAACGAGTATCTGGCCCACGAACACGCGAACCGCAAATAATGGGCATCCTCGACACCTTCTATATCCTGTTCGACACCGACGCCAAAAAGGCGGAACGGGAGATGGCAGACGTACGGCGCGAGGGTGAGCGCACCGCCGATGCGATCAACGACAGCGTCAAGGGCGCCCGGCAGCTCGCGCCCGCCATCGACAAGGCGGCCGATAACGCCGGGCGGCTGGGCCGTTCCTTCCGGGGCGTTGCGGGGCTGGTCACGGGGGTGCTCGCCGGGCTTGCCACGGCGAACGTGGCGGGCGGCCTGCTCAACGCGTCCGAGGGCTACAGCCGGTTCGGCAACTCGCTGCGCGTCGCCGGACTTGAGGGCGAGCAACTGCTGGCCGTCGAGAACGCCCTGTACGCCTCGTCCCGCCGCAACGGCGTCGAATTGGAGAGTCTCGGGGCGCTATACGGCCGCGTCAACATCGCGGCGGGCGAACTGGGCGCGACCGAAACCCAAATGCTGCAGCTCGTTGACGGTGTCTCGTCCGCCATCCGAGTACAGGGGGGCAATGCGTCCGCCGCGTCCGGTGCGATCCTGCAACTCGCGCAGGCGCTAGGCGCGGGCACCGTGCGTGCCGAAGAACTTAACTCGATCATGGAAGGCATGCTGCCGTTGCTGCAGGCCGCCGCGTTTGCGTCGGACAAATACAAGGGCAGCGTCGCCCGCCTTCGCGCCGACGTACTGGCGGGCAACGTCACGTCCAAACAATTTTTCGACTTGATCCTTGGAGGCACGACGTACCTCAACGACAAGGCTGCAAAAGCGCCGCTAACCGTCGCGCAGTCCATGGTGGCGTTGCGCAACGCCGTCACCGTGACCGTCGGTCGATTGGACAAGGTGTGGGGGGTCACGCGGACGATCGGCGCGGCGCTCGGGTGGGTGGCCGAGAACCTCGACACCGCCGCCGTGGGCTTTGCCGTCTTCGCGGGCGTCATTACCGCCGCGTACCTGCCCGCCATGGTCGCCGCCGCGGCCGCCACGCTCGCCGCCACATGGCCGATCCTGGCCATCATCGCCGCCGCCGCCGCGCTGGGCGTGGCCTTCGCGCTGGCCTACGACGACGTTAAGGCGTTCCTCTCCGGGCAGGACAGCTTGATCGGCAACCTCATGGAGCGGTACGGCTGGTTCCGGGCGACCATCAACGGCCTCGGCGTCGCGTTCCGGGTCGTCTGGCGCGCCATCACCTCGCTGGCCGACGCGGCGGTGCGCACCGCGCAGATCATCGTGTCGGCGTTCCGGGGCTTCTACGCCGTCGCCGCGCCGATCTTCTCGCTCTTCCACGACGTGGTTGTGGCGGTCTGGACGGCCATTAGCAGCGCCGTCATGGACCGCATCCGTCCGTGGCTCCCGCTGATCCGCTTCGTGTTCGACGCCATGGTGCAGGGCGTCCAGATCGTCGGGCAGGTCTTCGGTTCGGTATTCCAAGCCATTGGCGATTGGTGGGACCGGGTGTTCGGAAACATCGTCCGGGGCGTCAACGCGCTGGTCAACGGGGCGCGCAGTCTCATGGGCATGGAGGTCAGCCCCAACGCCCGGCTCGCCGCGTCCGGCGTGGGCGTGGGCCAACGTCAGCTCGCCGGTGCGGCGGCCTCGCCGTTCGCCACGCGGCCCGGCTCCGTGAGTAACAACGCCAGCAGCGTGCGCAACACGACCGTCAACATGGGCGGCGTCAACGTCAACGCGTCCGGCCAGAACCCCGACGCCGTGAGCCGCGCGCTCGCCTCTCTCACGTCGTCAACGGCCTTCCAATTTGACGACGGGGTGGCGCGATAATGGCCTTGACCGCTACCAGCACCGAGGAAGCCACGGCGACTACCGATATCGTGGCCATCCGCCGCGCCGATACCGGCGAGCAAGTCTTCGCCGCCGCCCGCCCCATGACGGCCAGCGTGTACGAAGTCGCCAAGGCCATGGAGCACCCGCTCGAGGACGGCGCGACCATCATCGACCACTTGGTGTTCCAGCCCGTCGAGATTGAAATGCCGCTCATGGTCACGGGGGACACCGCGGCCGACGTGTACGACGAGATCCGCCAGTTGTTCCGCGCGGGCATCCTGCTCTCCGTGCAGGCCAAGGCGCGCACCTATGACAGCATGCTCATCGTCGCCGTGCCGCATGACGAACGGCCCGAGGAGTTCGACGCCCTCACCATCTCCCTGCAACTGCGCGAGGCGGTACTGGTCACGAGCACGTACGGAGGCGCCACGCCCGTCGCGCCCGCCCCGGCCCGCGCAGGCGCACCGGCTACCCGGGCGCCCGCCGCCCGCGTGGCCACGGCCCGACGCGGGGCGCAGCAGACCACGCCCGCGCCGCCGGTCACCGAGGACCGCGGGTCTATCCTCTTCCGTGCGTTCGGGAGGCCGTAATGCGCGTCATTCCTCTTGAGCCCGTGCCCAACCAGGCGTTCACGGTGCGCGTTGACGACCAGGCGTTCGGGCTGCGCATCAAGGAAGCCAACGGCGTCATGGTGGCCGACGTGTCGATCGGCGGCGTCGAAATCCTCTTGGCCACGCGCATCGTCGCCGGAACGCCAATCATCCCGTACGCGTACCTCGCGGGCGCCGGCAACTTCGCGCTCCTCACCGACGGCGGGGACCTCCCGGCCTACGCGCAGTTCGGCGTCACGCAGACGCTCGTGTACGCAGCGACCGACGAGCTGTGACCGACACCCTTGACCCTCGCCTGTTGCGCGTCGGCATTGAGATCGACGGAGAGGTGCGCGTCTATGACGAGCGCCTCGATATCCGCGTGTCGGGCACGAAAATGGCGAGCGCGGCGCTCAACGAGTGCGAGGTCACGATCTCGAACTTGTCGCGCGACGTGCGCAACTACCTGCTCACCGAAACGAGCCCGTTCAATCCGAACCGCAAGCCCAAGCGCATGTACGTGGACGTGGGGCGGGTCTCGACCGGCCTGCAGCGCATCTTTGTCGGGGAGATCACGCAGTCCGCGCCCTCGCAGCCGCCCGATATCGGCCTGACGCTCAAGGCTCTCACGGGCGCGTATTCGCGTGGCCTCATCATCGCCCGCTCAGGCCTGACGCAAGAGCCGCTCTCGGCTATCGCCGCCAGGGTCGCCGCGGACCTCGGCGTGCGGCTGGACTTTCAGGCGACGGACAAGTCGATCGGCAACTACGCGTTCAACGGCAACGCGCTCGCGCAGGTCAACGCGCTCGAACTGGCCGGCGGCGTGGACGCCTATCTCGACGACACGACCCTCGTGATCAAGAACCGCGACGCCGCCCTGCCCGAGCGGGTCAAGGTGCTCTCGCGCGACAGCGGCATGGTCGGCGTGCCCGAGGCCACGGAACGGGGCGTCAAGGTGACATTCCTGCTGGACAAGGACACCGTGCTCGGCGGGCGCCTCGACCTGCAAAGCGGCCTTAACCCGGCGCTCACGGGCAGTTATACGATCTACACGCTGGGCTTTGAGGCCGCGTCGCGCGAAACGCCCTTCTATTGGACCGCCGAAGCGTCCCGCAACGGATATGTGCCGCCGCAATGACCGACACCTACGCCCCGCCCAGCGCCAACCCCGCCGACAGCAGTGGGTCGATGCAAGGCCTGCTGCGCATATTCGGCGAGAAGCTCCGGCAAAACACCGACGACATGCTGCCAGCCCGCGTCGTGGCCTACGACCGCGCCACCAACCGCGCCACCGTGCAGCCGCTCGTCCAAATGGTCACGACGCAAGGCGACCGGGTCGCGCGGGCGCAGATCCCGTCCGTGCCCGTCTTCCAGTATGCCGGCGGGGGCTTTGTGATCGCCTTTCCCTTGGCGCCCGGAGACCTCGGGTGGCTCAAGGCGTCCGACCGCGACATTGGCCTGGTCCTGCAGACGCTCGCCGAAGCCGAGCCGAACACGGCACGCACGCACTCATTTCAGGACGGCATGTTCTTCCCGGACGTGCTGCGCCAGTGGACGCTTGACGGCGAGGACACGGAGCGCCTCGTCATCCAATCGACGGACGGCGCCACGCGCATCGCCGTCGGCGCGGAGATCGTCGCCGTGACCACCCCGGGCGCCGTCGAGGCGACCGCCGAGACCCTCACCGCGACCGTGACGACAGCAGACGTGACCGCCTCGGGCGGTGCGACCGTGACGACGCCCTTGCTGACCGTGGACGGCAACCTGCTCGTCACCGGCACCATCACCGGGCAGGGTGGCCTTATCGGGGCGAGCGGGCTATCGTTCGAGACGCACAAGCATAGCGGCGTCTCGATCGGCGTGGCGAACAGCGGAGGCCCCGTCCCGTGACCCTAACCTTTGCCGTCACCGCCGACAACGATCTGGCCGTCGCGTCCAACGGGTCGCTCGCCCTGCTGCAAGCCGACCCCGCTATCCTGCAAACCTCCGTCCATGCCGCCCGCACCCGGCTCGGCGAGTGCGTGCTGGACGCGCCGCGCGGCATCCCGTTCGGCTCGACCGCATGGGCCGGCGTCCCGGACGTGCAGCGGTTCGTCGCGGCGCTCCGCACGCAGCTATTGGCCGTTGAGGGGGTGACGGGTATTGTGTCGCTCACCACGCGCCGCGCCGGGTCCACTCTCCGGTACGTCGCGACCCTGCGCACCGTTAACGGCATCGTGACCCTCAATGGCTGACTACGGATACATTTCCGCGACCGGCACGGTGTTCCCGGACACTGGCGACATTCTCGCCCAGGTGCAGGCGGAGTGGCGCGCCGCGTTCGGGCAAGACCTGATCGTCACGCCCGACACACCGCAAGGCGTCATCATCACGCTGCAGACGCTCGCCCGGGACGCCATCGTGCGCAACAACGCCGCGCTGGCCAACCAGATCAACCCGAACCTCGCGGGCGGCATTTGGCTGGACGCGATCTGGGCGCTGACCGGCGGCGCCCGCGTCGTGGCCACGCGGTCGATCGTGCGCGAGGTCGCCGTTGCCGGTGTGCCCGGCGCGCTGATCCCGCAAGGCTCGCAGGCCCGCGTCGGCGAGGCGGGCGCCCTGTTCGAGACGACCGGCGCCGTCACGCTCAACTCGCTCGGCCAAGGTCTTGCGACCTTCCGTTCCGTGGACTTCGGCCCCGTCGGCGCCGCAGCGGACGCACTGGACACCATCGTAACACCCGTCCTCGGGTGGGAGACGGCCAACAACCCCACGCCCGCCGAGCCCGGCACGACCACCGAGAGCGACGAGGCCAGCCGTGCTCGCCGCCGGGTCACGCTCGGCGCGCAAGGCGTCGCCCTGCCCGACGCGGTCCTGGCCGGCGTCTGGAATGTCGCGGACGTGACCTCCGTCGTATTCCGGGAGAACGTCACCGACGCGCCGCTCGTCATTGAGGACCAGACGCTCGACCCGCACAGCATCTATGTGTGCGTGGACGGCGGCCTCGACAGCGAGATCGGCGCGGCGCTGCTGGCCAAAAAGTCGCTCGGGGCTGGGTGGAACGGCGCCACGACCGTCGCGGTGACCGACGCCGCGTCCGGGCAGGCGTATGACGTGTCATTCCAGCGGCCCGACGCCATCCCCATTTTCGCCGCGGTCGACGTGAAAGTGCTCGGGCCCGGCGGGGATCCGGCCGCCGAGGTGCGCGCCGCCATCGTGGCCTATGCGAACGGCGAGCAAGAGGGCGAGGCGGGGCTCACGATCGGTCAGGACGTGTCGGCGTTTGAGTTCGCCGGCGCCGTGAACCGCGCCGCGCCGGAGTTGTACGTCTCCAACGTCCGCATCGGCCTCGCGCCCGGCACGCTCGCCACCACGCCCATCGACATTACGATCAGCCAACGCGCGCAGGTGATCGCGGGCAACATCGTCGTCAACGTGACCTGACGCCATGGCCACGATCCAGCCTTTCGATCCCGGCGCGGACCTTGAGAGCGCCCTGCTGTGGCAGTACGAGGCGGCGACCGGCCTGCGCTCGATCGTCGAGAGCGAGCAAGCCTGGTTCGACGCCAACCAGACCGCGTTCTGGTCGGACTGGTATCGCGACGTGTTCGACCTGCGCACGGCCAACGACTTCGGCCTGTCGGTCTGGGCGTTCATCCTCAACCTGCCGCTGCTGGCCTATGCGCCGGCGACCGGCGACCGTCCCGTCTTCGGCTTCGGTGCGTTCAACCTCAATTTCTACGAAAGCAACTTCGGCCGCGACAATGACGCCGCGCTGCAGCTCTCGACCGAGCAACGCCGCCTGGCGCTCCGGCTGCGCTACTTCCAACTCACGACGCGCGGCGCGGTCCCGGAGATCAACGCGTTTCTGGCCTACCTCTTCGGCGACGAGGGCGCGGTGTACGTGCTGGACGGTTTGGACATGACCGCCACCTACGTCTTCACCTTCCCGCCCAACGCCGCGCTGCTCTTCGTGCTGCAGAACTTCGACCTGTTGCCCCGCCCGGCTGGCGTCCGCATCAATATCCTGATAAATCCGGCTGACCGTTTCGGGTTCGCCCCGTATTATCTGAACTTCGATAACGGCAACTTCGGTGAGAGCGCATGAGCACGCAGCACTTTTTCAAGGTCTCGTTCGCGGCGAGCGGCGACATTTCGCCCATCCCCGACGCGGCCCAGGTTGACGGCTCGATCAGCTACACCGAGGGCTACGGGCTGGACTATGAGCTCGACCCGACCAGCGACCCGGACGCCAAGCGCATCGAGCGCACCAAGTTCAACGACCTCATGCGGGCGGTCACCGAGAACGTCCAGCAGTACCAGTATTTCGGCAATCCGGAGTTTGTGACCACGGCGCAGAACGGCGGCACGCCCGTCTCGTACGCCAAGGGCGCACTGGTCAACTACGACACGGGCGGCGGCGTCTTCCAGCTCTACGGCTCGCTTGTCGCCAACAACACCGTGCTGCCCGGGTCGGACCCGACGAAGTGGCGCGCCATGGATATCTGGTCGGACAGCCTGATCGCACAGGCCGCCGATTACGTCACGCCGTCCAGCAACGCCCTCGTCACGTCGCCCGGCCGTCTGGCGACGGCTACGCGTGAGGGGCGTCTGACCTACGGCGCCGCGACCCGTGCGTCTGGCGCGTATTCCCTGACGCTGCCCGGCGCAGCTTTCGTGCTGACGCCGGGCGCTCTCGTGGACTTCACCGTCCCCGACGCCTCGCCGGCCGGCCCGTTGACCCTCAAAGTCGGCGCGCTGGCCACGGTCGCACTGCAATCCAACACCGAAACCGATCCCGCCGCGGGCGACTTGCAGCCCAGCCGCGTCTATACGGCGCGCTACAGCGGCTCCAAGTGGCTGATCACGCAGTCGCTGCCCTCGCAACTGACGCCGCCCCTGGCGCTCCCCGACCGTCTCGCCGCCACCACCGCGAGCGTTGCGGCCTCGACGGACCTCAATACCGCCCTGTCAAACGGCTGGTATCGCGCCGCCGCGGGCGTGACCAACGGCCCGTCGGCGCTCTCGGCCTTCGCCTTGCAGATCGAGGTCAGCGCGACGGACAGCAATAACGTCTCGCAGATCGCCCGCGCTCAGACCGGCATCAGCAGCTCCAACACCGGCACCTACCAGCGGTTCCGCATCGCCGGCACGTTCGGCCCGTGGTTCCGCGTCTATGCGTCCGCGTCCGAAATCCAACTCGTCGCGGTTGAGCCGGGCATGGTTGGCCACACCGCCGCGCCCAGTGCTCCGAACGGGTGGTTGGTGCGTGACGGATCGGCGGTCAGCCGCACCACCTACGCCGCGCTCTTCGCCAACATCGGCACCACCTGGGGCGTGGGCGACGGCACGACGACCTTCAACCTGCCGAACGCCTTGGCTGACGGCGGCTATTTCGACCGCGCCGGCACGCCGAACGGCACCAACTACGCCGACACGGTCGGCCCGCACACGCACACGATCACGCCGCCGAGCGTGGCCAGCGAGGGCAGCAGCGGGTTCACGGTGTCGGGCGCCACCGGCTCCGAGACTATCTTGCCCTATACGTCAGGCGGCGTTAACTCGGCAGGGGACGGCGTGGAAACCGCCCCGAAGCACCAGCGTTACCTCCCCATCATCAAATACTAGAGGGCCGCCATGTCCGCGCAGGACCATATCGACGCCATCGGAGCCGCCCAGGTTCGCCTTGAGGCCACGCTCGCCGAGATGCTGGAAGAGGCCCGCAAAGCCAAGGCGCACGCCGACGATGCGGCGTTGCTGGCCAAGCGCGCCAATCGCGAGGCGGCCAGCCTGCACGCCCTGCAGGACGCCGCCCAGCGCGCCTATATCGAAGAGCACGGGCCGAACATCGTGGCCTTCTCGGGGGGCTCCAACAAGCCCGAACAGCCGTGATCGCCGTTCTGTTCGGGACCGCCGTGTTCCTGACGTGGACGGCCAGTCAATGGGCCGCCCACGACGACCGCCGCCACGTCGATGCGCTCGGCGTGAGCCTCATGCTCGTCGTGAGCTTCATTCTGACCAACGTCCTTGAGGTCACGGTCGGCTGGCCGGATATGGTCGTCTGGTTCCCGTTCATGGACGCCGCGTTCTGCGCGATGCTCTACGTCAACTGGCGGCGCCACCCGCGCGCATGGAAGGCCGTGGTCATGGCGTCCCTGGTCGCACAACTCGTGGCGCATTTCGGTGCGACCGTGCTATGGGAGAGCGATCAGCTCACGCGGTCGGGAACCTACCTGTACGCTACGTTCATAAACGGCGCTTTCGCCCTTCAACTTCTCGCCACTGGGAGCGTCGGAATTGGTCATGCTGTGGGTCGCCTGTTCGCTTCTCGGCGTGATCTTCGGGGGTTGGTTGCTGACACGGGTGCTCGGGGGTGAACGGTCCGACCCTGGAACGTCTCGACGAACGGACGACTAACCACGCCGACGACATTGCCGTCCTGCAGGGCGAGGTCAAGGCGCTCTGGCGCATCGTCTACTGGGGCAGCGGCGTGTGCGTCGGGTTCGGCGCGGTCGCCGCGCTGCTCGTGCCGAAACTCGCCAAACTGCTGGGCCTGTCGTGACTGACGCACCCGACGCCCTCGCGGAGGCCACAGCGGCCATCACTGCCAGCGTGACCGGCCCTGGTACGCCGGACGCCGTGCACGCCGTGGCCCGCGAGGACGCGCTGACGCTCTGGATGCGCAATCTGGCGGGTCCGGCGTTGTGCGCCATCATCGTGCTGGTGATCGTGGTCCTGTCCAACCTGCAGACCCTGGTTGGCGTCGCGGCGCTATGGGGCGAGATCAGCGAAGTCGTCCGCGTCCACTACGTCGGCGGCATCGGCGTGGCCCTCGCCATCATGGTCGGTCTGCTGATCTGGCGCATGGTCGCCGGGAAGCCCACACGCATTGAGGTGAAGGCCGGCCCCGGCTCGTTCGTCCTTGAGGGCGACGGGTCTGGCGACGGGGCTTAGGTCTCGTGACGGTTGCTTTTCAAGATGTTTTCTCGTGCCGGAAGCACCTGCAAATTCCACGGGACATGAAGGCCGCACACGTTTGCTCCGCATAACGGAACGATGTGGTCGACGTGCCACGCCTCGCCGGTTTGCTCTGCGAGTTCGGCCGCCCGGACGTAAAAGGCCGCCATTTCGGTGCGATGTTCTTGCGTCAGCCAACTCGGCGTGGCCTGACGCTTACGGGCTTTCCGGTACGCCCTGTCCGCTAAGACTTTGCCGTGGTTGGCCCTGCGCCAAGCAGCTTGACGTTTCCGGATAGCCTCTCGGTTTTCTTCGGCGTAACGGACCCTATTCTCCGAAATTCGCTCCGCGTTTTGCTGACGCCAATGGGCGTTTTGCTCGCGGAGGCGGTCTTTATTTGCCCGCGCGTACTCGCGGTCCGTTTCTTTCTTTCGTTCCGGGTTAGCGGCGGCCCAAGCCCGTGTTTTTGCTCTTTGACGTTCGACGTTAGCCGCGCAGTAGGCCCGGTTTGTGGCCCTCACGTACTCGGCGTTTCGGGCGGCCCAGGCTTTTCGGTAAGCGTAGGAGCATGGCTTACAGGCGCTCGCCAACCCATCTTTAGATCGCCGATTTCGCGGGAACTCCGAGGCGGATTTAGTCTCGGCGCATTGGGGACAACGTTTCATCTCCCCTTTCTATACCGATTGTCTATCCTTTGCGATAGCGTTTTGCACGATAACCGCCCGCCGCGCTGATCGGCCAGGGGCCGGCCTCGTCGCACGCCCAGTCCGGCATCGTGGCCATGATGCGCTCGACCTCCTCGACGCTGCCCGCACCGGCCGGCACCTCGACCACGATCTCGTCGTAAACGTGCAGCACGGTCGGATAGCCCGCGGCGCGCAGGCCGAGGATCCCGTAGCGCAGAATGTCGTGTGCTGTGGCCTGGACGACGTTCTCGGTCAGTCGCCCGCCGTAGGTCTCCATGGGCACCCAGCCCATCGCGCCGTATTTCGGGTTCGAGTTCCACGTCATATAGACGATGCTCAACTCGTCGGCCCGCCGCGCCGACGGATAGAGGCGGGGCGACCAGTACGTGAGCTCGCGGCCGGACAGCAGCCGGATGATCAAGGCGTCGCCCCGCATGAAGAACCGCACGCCGCGCCAGTCGTACACCTGGCCGGGGTTCTGGATCGCCGCGATGGCCATGCCCTCGTAACCGAACAGCTCGGGGCGCCGGTCGCGGTCCCACGGGAGGCCGCGGTACTGGCCGCCCCACAAGTCCACGATGGCGGGCGACGCGGCGCGCCAGGCGAGGATCTGCGCCTTGATCACGTCGTCCGGCTCGGTGCTGCCGAACGCCTTGTACGAGCCGATCCAGCCGCCGAAGCCGCAATTATGGACTATGACCGGCCCGTCCCCGCTGGCGATCACGAAGCGGTTGCGCGGCCCGGCGTTCGCTATGTCGTAGGTCACGGTGCGCCCGGTCGGCGGATAGGGGCGCAGCGGCGTTCCGGCGAGGTGCGATGCTGCGGCGAGGACGCGACCCCAAACACCTGACCCCACGGCGATCTCATAGGCGGTCCGCCACCCGTCGCCCGCCCAGAACTTATGGTCCGGCGTCACTGTGATCCCGGCGAGTTGCATAACGTGCTTCACGCCCCGGTCAACCACGCCGCCGTGCCGCACCCACGTCGTCCCGTCGTGCACCGCCTCGTCGTCCGCGACATTCTCAATGGGCTTCCAGCCGTGCGAGGTGAGGACCAGCGTGTCGGGACCGAGACACGCGAGCTCGGACACCTTGCCGATCGTCTGCCGGTCGGGGTGGTGATCGCCGTGCTCGGCGTAATACGCGAGGTACTCCTCGAGCGGCGTGCCGGTAATCTTGCTCGCCCCGACCAGGTAGATCGGCTTGTTCTCCCGGAACGCGTCGATGCGCCACTGTTCGCCGGCCAGCATAGCGATGACCACGGCCTCGATCGCGCTGTAGTCGCTGGCGATCAGGTCCATGCCCGGGCCCGCGACGAACAGGCCGCGCAGGCACCCCGAGATTGACAGCAGCGCATCGCCGAAGAACCACTCGACGAGCGGCAGCGACTTCGTGGCCATGATCTCAAGGACGTGATCGACCGCCTCGGCCGACCATTTGCCGCGCTTGGCGGTCGCCGCGTCCGTCCCGCACCACGGGCACGCGCTGTGTCGGGGTGTGAAGGGCCTACCGCATGCGCACCATGACAGGTTGGGGCCGGCGCGTGGCAGATTGAGCGGCTGCGGCCCTTCGCCCGTCGGGCGCCCCGTCCGCGCGCCGTGGTGAATGATCAGATTTAGGAGGCGGTCGGCGCGGTTGGCCTGGTGCTCCATGGCGTACAGTTTCTTGACGGACGCCGAGCCGATCAGTTGGCGGATCTCCAACACCCGACGCGGCGCCCACGACCCGCCCGGCGGATGCGGGGGAAGCCGGGCGAGCGCCTCGTCGATCGCGTCCTCGTCCATTTTGTCCATGCGCACGCCGAACGCGGCCAGCCACCCTTTCGTGGCCTGCAACTGCGTCGGGTCCAGCCCGCCGGTCAGCGCGCGGAACTCGTCGCCGTACACCTCAAGGGCCTGTTCCAGCACGGCCATGCAGTCGCGCAGCGCCGGGCGGTCCACGGCAATGCCGCGCCGGTTGATCTCCTGATCGACCATCCAGAACACAAGTTCGTCGTCGCTCATGGGCGGCGTGGCCGCGCTGGCGGCCTGCTCGGCCTCAACGTCGCGGTCGCAGTACAGGCGATACGCCTCAAACTGCTCGGGGTCCTCGTGGGGGAGGATGCGGCGGCGCGGATCTTTCTTCGTCGGGTCGCGCGGCATCGAAAAGACCTTCATCAGCCGCGTGCCCTCTTTGTCCTTGGCGGACGTGCCGAGGACCGCGGCCAGATTGCCCAGCGCGCCGGGCAGGGAGGCCACGCGGGCTTTGGCCGCGCTGCAACGTAGCTGATAGACGAACGGGGCGAGCGACGGCCATCCATAGAGGCGCGTGCACCCGTTCTCCCAGCACAGGTACTCGAACATCAGGTTGTGACATTCCAGCAGCCCGCCCGCCGCGAGGTGGTCGAACAGGTCCTGCGGGTTCGGCTCGCCGGGACGCCAGCGCCGCACGCCGCGCCCGTCCCGCAGATCATACGACGCGGTCAGCACCTCGAACGTCGGGTGCTCCGTATAGACCGCCGTGCCGACCACGGGCAGGCCCTTCGACCGGGCGCCGCGCGGCGCTTCATGCTTGCCGGTCTCGGGGTTGAAGCAAAATCCGGCTTCCGAATACGTTTCAAGATCTAAAGCCGGGAGGGTCATTTGGCGTACCTGCGCTTCTGCGCTGCGGACATTCGCGCACGGCTATCTTCGGAAAAGACGCGTCCGCGCATACGTTCTGACATAGCCGCTTTCCACGCCTGGGATTTCGGGCGTCCGGTGTTGTGCTGGCGGGCTCGCTCCGTCATGTCGGCGAGTTGCTCCGGTGTGACGGTGGCCTTAATCGCCGTGCTCATCCGGACGCGGTATTCGAGACTGGCCTGAGTGGCCGCTATCTTCGCCTTGGTTTCGGCGGTCGGCCCGGTACGCCCTTTATTGGCCGCCCCGATCCGTTCGCGGTGTTCCGGCGTCACGACGCGTCCGCGCAGACGCTCGGCGATCTTCGCTTTGGTCTCTTCGGAATGGGCGTGGCGACGTTTCACGCAGCCTTGACCCCCGGACGTTCGGTTGATTAACAAGCCGTCCCCGAGATCCGCACGGCCAATCAGTGCGATCAGACTGCGTTCGAGAGCAAACGCCCCGTCTTCGGTTTCGCAACCGACAATCTGGACGCGGACGTTCCCGGCGAGACACACGCGCTCGCGCATTGGGGCGCTCGGGCAGTACTCCGAGAAATGACGACGCCAACGATAGCCGCAGCCTTTGCCGACGTAAAAAGGCGCGTGCGTCTGACCGTCGAACAGAACGTAAGCGTACCACCGTCGCGTCATCCCGTCGTTCTCCCCGGAAAGGTGGGCGGCGCACCGGAGCACGCCGCCCTGGTCGTGGCCTACGCGACCAGCAGACCGTTGGCGATCAACATCTCGTCGGTCCAGCCGGCGGCGATGTACGCCTCGTACGTGGTGGTCGCGGCGGCGGTGAGCTGGCGCACCGGAGCGGCGGGAGCCGGAGCGGGCGCAGGTGCGGGCGCAGGTGCGGGCGCAGGGGCGGGCGCGGGGGCCGCCGGAGCCGGTGCGGGTGCGGGTGCAGCAGTGGCGGGCAGGGTCGGGGCGGGGGCGGAGAGCGGGGTCGCGCCGGCGGGCAGGGCCGCACCACCGCCGAACGCCTCGCTGGCGGACGGGCCGCCCTGCACGATGATCTCCGGCCCCTCGGCGCGGACGCACAGCATGTTGAGGTTCATGTACACGCCGGGGCGCTGGGCGTTGTCGTTGCCCGCGACGCCGCCGCTCACCTGCACATACCAGCCGGTCTTGCAGTCCCGCGTCTCGACGAACACGCCCGGCGTGGCCTCACGGTACACGCCCGGAGCGCCGATGCTGGCGCCGCGCGTATAGCGGATGACCCAGTGCCCGGCGAACCCTTCGCGCTCGGCCCACCGCTTGCCCGCCGTGTCCACGCCGTCGCCGTCGATGACCTTGTAGGAGAAGCTCGGGTGCGTGCACGGGCCTTGCGCGCCTTGCGGGAAGAGGTGCGGGAACGCCCGGAACGCCTCGGTCTTGATCTCGGCCAGATGCTTGCCGATCGGCGAGCCCGTGGCGATCTCCGCGTCGATGGTGGTCACGCCGGGGCTTTTGGGGAACGCCACGCCGAGGAAGAACTGCGGGTTGGGCTGACCAGCGTTGGCGCCGGTCTTGATCGTGCGCAGCACTCCGTTCTGGTCCTTCTCGGACGGCTTGAACGCGTCGCCTTGGACGAGACGCCCGGTCGGCGAGGTGAAGGGGATAGCGGTGGCCATATTATCAGGTTCCTTGTGGTTTAGAACGGAATGTCGTCGGTGGGGGCCGAGGGCGGCGAAATAGCGGGGACGGCGTCCTTGTGGACGTACTCCCAATACTGATCCGCTTCGGCACGCAGGTAATAAACGTCACCTCCGGGATTGCGGCGGACCGCCAGTTCCAAGAGCCGTAAACGCAGCTCCCGATCAGTCATATCGGGCATCTAGCCCTCCCTTTGCGGAGCCGACCCGAACACTCGGGCGGCGGTTGAGGCGTCGCGAGGCGTGAGCTTCGCGGCGCCGGATGGTCTCTCTGCGTAAGCGGCGATGACGGCGGCGTCAAGCCCCAAGTCGCGCGCCTGGTTGGGGGTAATGGCTTCGGACGGTTTGCGCAGGTCCACGCCCATCATATCGCCGAGTGCGAACACCTCGGCGGCGGGTTTGGCCCACCGTTCGCGGGCTTTGCCGTGCGTGATCGCCCAGCCCGTTTCGGAGCCTTTGCGCGTCTCGGCCATCACCGTCGCCTCGACCGCATCGACGTGGCCCTTGAGCCGCTGCTGTGCGATCTGCAGGTTGCGCAGGTGCAGCCCGAGCGCGGCGGGCGGCAGGTCACGGGGGACCGCCTTGCCCGCCATGTCGACGATATTGAGCGCAACGGCCTGCGCCGCCGGGCATCCGTGGTTCGCCGCGCAGTACCGGCAATGCTCGCCGGTCTGCGTCGTCGGGTTCGGCCCGGTCGCCGCTTCGGCCATGCGCGCCAGCACCTCGATCTCGGCCATGATGACGCGGCCCTTCGTGTCCCATCGGCGCACCGGGCCCACGTCGTCATAGTTGCGGGGCTGCACGATGCGCAGCGACACGTCCAGGTCCGCCACGTCCTCGGCGGTCAGCTCGTACGCTTCGAACACGCCGGCCGCATAGGCCACGAGCTGCGCGTTGGCGAACGGATCGACATAGCCGTGGCCGTATTTGTAATCCCAGATGATCAGGCGCTTGCCCGCCAGGTCCAGCAGATACGCGTCCGGCGTGCCTTCGCACAACGCGTGGACCAGGCCGTGCATGGTGAGGCGGGTCTCGACGCCCGACGCAATGGGCGTGAGGCCGGGCAGTGCCTTGAGCGCGGCCATATAGTCGTCCACGAAGCACTGCCCGGCCTCGATCATCTCCTCGTCGATCGGGTGGCCGTTGGGCGCCAGCGTACCGACGGGATGGACGCGGCCCTGCACGGCCTCGGTGACATAGAAGTGAGCCGCCGTGCCCTCGCGGGCTTTCAGGCTCTCCTCGTCCTCGGGGTACAGCGCCTCGAGGACATACGACCCGGCGCACTTCGACCAGATCGGAGCGGATGATGGGCGGAGAAGGGGGCGGGTCATGGTCAGACCTCCCCGGGCGTGAAGGGGCGCAGCGCCGACGTGTCGAACGTCAGCCGCTCGCCCTCGTAATTGCCGTTGAGCGCGATGACCCAACTTTGCGGGCCGTCCGTCGCGAGCACCCGGAACTGGCGAAGGGGCAAACCCTCGCCGATCCGCTCGCCGTTGGTGACGATCATGCCGCTCCCCGCTCGGCGATCAGCGCGTCGAGGCCGGCGCGGAATTGCGGGATGAACGCGGCGTTGGCGGGGGCGACGAGGTCACGCAGGCTCGTCAGGCCCAGCCCGGTCGCAATGGCGATCGTGTCGGCCGCCGTGATGACGCCCTGCGCCTGCGCCGCCGTGGCCACCTTCATCGCCTCGGCGAACTGGTCGGGACCGCTCGCGCCAGTCGGTGCGGGAGCCGGGGGCGGTGCGGCTGCGGTGGTCGGAGCCGGTGCGGGAGGGGCGGGCGCAGCGGCCGGCGGAGGCGGTGCGGCGGCGGGGATCGGGGCGCCCGCTTCGGGCGGCGAGACCAGGCCAGCCGCCACGGCTTCGCGCAGGGTGCGTTTCGCGGGCGTCTCCGGCACGGGGTACGTCTCGCGCAGTTCGGCCCGCACCTTCTGCTCGACGAGTTGGTTGAGCGCGCGGCGCTTCATCCAGACGCCGTTGGCGCTGCGCTTGCGGTTGCTGCTGTGGATCCGCCCGTCCCACGGCAGGCCCTCGGCGTCGAGGTCCACGTCAGAAGGGGATGCACTGCTCGTCGCAGTCGAGCCATCCGCCGGGACGAAAGGGCCCGCACCCGACCCGAACGCCGCCTCCGGGGTGAGCGGCTCGTCGGGGCGCGGCTCGGCCAGCACCTCCGCAGCCACCAACGTCGCGAGGCCCTCCGCACCAGACCCGAACGCCGCTTCAGGGGCACACGGCGCAGGCCGCCAAACGGGAACGGCATCGCCCGGTGCGAGTTGCGGTTCCGGTTCGTCCATACGCTCAAGGGCGGCCTGCACCGCGTCGGGATGCAGCGCCATCAGCAGCGCGACGACCGCTCCGGCCTCCGGGTCGGTCAGGGTGGCGCTGTTAAGCGTGATTGAGATGCTCATTTGTCGGGTTTCCCTCTTGACGATGGCCCCTCATACCATGCATGACCGGGCCGTCAAGGGAGACGCACGGGAAATGATCACCAGCTTTACCAGCTCGTCGTTCGATGCCAGCCACCGCGGCCAGTTCGCGGACGAGGTGCACGGGCACACCTGGTTCGTCGAGATTGGTTGGGAGACCGTCGGTGGCGGCATTGACGCACGAGAGATGCACCGCCGGCTCAACGAGTGCCTTGACCAGTGGGACCACAAGGTGCTCGACGGGCTAGTTGAGCCGACCAACGAAGGGGTGGCTCTGGCCATCTCAGAACAGATTGCCGGACTGTCCGAGGTGACGGTCTGGCGGAAGGGGCGCGTCCCGTGTGGAGCGCATTGGTTTAACCAGAAAGAAAGGGGTCAGCCGAACGCCCGAGCGCATAGACAAGAGATGGAAACTGATTGGGCTGGGGAGCCGAAATGACGGCTCCCCACGTCCTGTCATTCTATCCCGGCCTGCACCAGCCGCACGATGCGGCGCACTTCGCCCGGGCCTGCGTCAGCATCCATCGGCTTGAAAAGCGCCGAAAGCCTGTCCCGTGTCCCGACGTACTGGTGGACAGCGGGGCGTTCACGAAGCTCGACAAGCACGGTCGCTACCCCGAGCCGGTCGAGGTCTACGCCCGGCAACTGCACCGCCTGTGGACGCAGGACGTGGTCAACATCACGATTGCCGCCGCGCAGGACTACATGTGCGAGCCGTTCATGCTGGAAAAAACCGGCCTAACCGTTCTGGACCACCAACGCCTGACCATTGAGCGTTACGACGCGTTGGCCGCCGCTTTGGACGACCTGTTCCCCGAGGGGGTGCCGTTCGAGGTCATGCCTGTCCTGCAGGGTTTCGCGATCCCCGACTATCTCCGGCACATTGAAATGTACGGCGGCCGCTTGACGCACGGCATGTGGGTCGGTGTCGGTTCCGTTTGTAAGCGCCAGGGCGACGCCTCGGTCATCGAGAACTTGCTGCTGGCGATTAAGGGGGTGCGGCCGGATCTCCGGCTGCACGGCTTTCGGCGTGAAGCTGACCGCCCTGCGCAGCGAGATTGTCCGCGCGCTGCTTTACAGCGCCGACAGTATGGCTTGGAGTTTCAGCGCGCGCAAACAGGGGCGCGACGGCAACGACTGGCGCGAGGCCTCCGCGTTCGTGGCCAAGGTCTTGAACCTGCCGGCGTGCCCTTACTGCAGGAACACCGGGTATTTAATGGACGAACCGGCCTACGGGCCGTGCGTCTGCGCACCATAAAGGGAGAACGCAACGTGCTGCACAAACTGATCGACCGGGTCGCCGCCCTTAACCCCGCCGCTGGCGAAATAGGCGACGGGATGCTGGCCACGCTGGTCGCCGAGGCGTCCATGGCGCGCGACGACCTTGCCGCCCTGACCGCGCTGCTGGACCGTGACCTCTCGTATGTCGGCGGGGAGGTGCGCATCCCCTGCGCCAGTCACGCCGACGCGATCGCCACGGTGGCGCGGGCTCGCCGGGCACTGGGTCTCTGATATGGTCGCGATGATTTGGGTAGGGGACTGCCGGGAAAGCCTGCGGCAAATGCCGGAGCAAAGCGCGCACACCTGCGTCACGTCGCCGCCCTACTTCGGCCTGCGCGACTATGGCCACGGGGGGCAGATCGGCCTTGAGCCCACGCCCGACGAGTTTGTGGCGGCAATGGTCGAGGTGTTCCGCGAGGTGCGGCGCGTGTTGCGCGATGACGGGACGCTCTGGCTGAACCTGGGCGACAGTTATGCGCAATCGGGCGGAGCGGGTGCGCAGGGCGCTACCGGCCAGCGGGCATCCCGAACCTTCACTGCGAACGGAACGCTGAGAACCAAGAACCAAGACGGTATCAAGGCAAAAGACCTGATCGGCATCCCGTGGCGCGTCGCCTTCGCGCTGCAGGCCGACGGCTGGTATCTCCGGCAGGACATTATTTGGCACAAGCCGAACCCCATGCCGGAGAGCGTCACCGATCGCTGCACGAAGGCGCACGAGTACATTTTCCTCTTGAGCAAAGGGCCCCGCTATTTCTTCGATCACGCGGCGATCAAGGAACCGGCGACGTGCGGACGCCTCCGGGGGTCTGGCCCCATGGTCGCGGAGGGGGCTGGGCGGAACGATGCTGCGACCGGAACGCGCGGCGATTACCGCACTCGACCATCCGTCAAACCCTCCGCGTTTGACGGAAAAACCAACGATTTAAAAGGCCGGGAAGCGTTTCGCGCCGTGACAGATATGCGCTCCAAGCGCGACGTGTGGACCGTCGCGAGCCGCCCGTTCAAGGGCGCGCACTTCGCTACCTTCCCGCCCGCGCTGATCGAGCCGTGCGTGCTGGCCGGGTGTCCGGTGGGCGGTACGGTGCTCGACCCGTTCGGCGGCGCAGGCACGACGGGGCTGGTCGCCGAGCAATATGGTCGCAACAGCGTCCTGTGTGAGTTGAACCCCGATTACGCGGCAATGGCGGCGGCTCGCATCGGTCACGCGGCGGTGGTCCTGTGATCCTTCGGCCCTACCAGCAGCAACTCGACTATGACGTGGACCAGGCGTGGCAGCACGGCGCGCGCAATGTGCTCATGCGCCTGCCGACCGGCGGGGGCAAGACGGTGCTGCTGGCCACGATGGTGCACCGCCATCAGGGCGCGTCGTGTGTGATCGCCCATCGCGACAATTTGATCCTGCAGCTCTCGCTCGCCCTCGCGTCGGCGGGCATCCGGCACAACATCATCGCCTCGGCCGTCACGCGCCGCCAGATCATCGCCGCGCATATCCTCAAGACCGGCCAGACGTGGTTCGACCCGGGCGCGCGATGCGCCGTCGCGTCGGTGCGCACGCTCAACGCCGTCAAGGGCCTCGACCACTGGTTCGCGCAGGTGACGCTCTGGGTCGTGGACGAAGGGCACCACCTTGTCGTGGACAACGAGTGGCATACGGCCATCTCCAAGTTCACGCACCCGGCCTGTCGCGGCCTGCTGCCCACCGCCACGCCGGCCCGGGCGGACGGCCAAGGTCTCGGGCGCCACGCGGACGGCGTGGCCGATGTTATGGTCGAGGGCCCGTCGGAGCGTTGGTTGATCGACGAGGGGTATCTGACCGACTACCGCATCGTCATGGCCGAGAGCCACCTGACGCGCCTGCTGGAAGCCGAAAAGGTCGGCAAGTCGGGCGACTACTCCCCGGCGACGCTCAAGCGCACCGCCCACGAGGCGGGCGACAGGTTCATCGGCGACGTTGTCGAGACCTACCTTAAATGGGCGGCCGGCAAGCTGTGGATCACGTTCTGCCCGGACGTTGACACCGCGGTGGTCACCTCGGCGCGATACAACGAGGCCGGCGTGCGTGCCGAGGTGCTGACCGGAGACACCGAGTACGGCTATCGCTTCAATATCCTGCAGCGGTTCGAGCGGCGCGAGATCCTGCAGCTCGTCGTCGTGGACATTGTGTCGGAGGGCTTCGACTGCCCGGCTATCGAGGGCGCGTCTTCGGCGCGCAAGACCGAGAGCTTGCCGTTATTCCGCCAGCAGTTCGGCCGCACGCTGCGCCCCTTCTACGCCGAGGGCTTCAACCTGGACGACCGGCGCGGACGCCTCGACGCCATCGCCGCCAGTCCCAAACCCCGCGCCGTCTGGATCGACCACGTCAACAACGTCGGCAACCCCGCCATCGGCCTGCCCGACCGTCCGATGATCTGGACGCTCGATCGGCGTGGGTCACGCAAGGGCGGCGGGGGTGACGGCATCCCGCTCCGGGCGTGCATTGGCCGGCCGCCCGAGGCTCCGGGGTGCCTGCAGCCCTATGAGCGGTTCCGCATCGAGTGCCCGTATTGCGGCACGCCGGCCCCGCCGCCCGCGTCGCGCTCGTCGCCCGAGGCCGTGCAGGGCGATCTCGTGGAGCTCGACGCCGAGACGCTCGCCCGGCTGCGCGGCGCGGTCGAGGCGCGCGACGTGCCGCTTGAGGAGTACCGGGTGCACGCCCTGCAGACGCAGCCGGCCATCGCCGTCATGGCCAACGTCAAGCGCCACGCCGCCGCGCAGGACGCCCAGACGGCACTCCGCGCCGCCATGACGGCGTGGTGCGGCGCCCGGCTCCGCGAGGGCCTGCGCGACCGCGAGGTGCACAAGCTATGGTGGGAGACGTTCGGGTGTGACGTGCTGACGGCGCGGGCGCTCGGTCGGGCCGAAGCCGAGACCTTGACGCAACGGTTGACCGGCGCGTCACAGTGCGGCATGAGGGACGCATGACCAGAATTGACACAGTGACACTCACCAACGCCGGGCTGCTTGAGGCGTTCGACTTCGCCAAGCGCGCGCAGGACCGTGCCGCTGCGGCGTTCCTCGCCAAGTTCCCGCCGGGCGCGACGATCTCGTGGGACCGCAAGGGCGTGCAGTTCGGCCAGGTGGTCGAGCACGGCGTCATGGGCCGCGTCTATGTGCGCAACGTCGAGACCGAGGCGGAATACTGGGTCACGGTGGGCGACGTGCTCCGGGCGATGCGTAGCGGGGCGCCGTCGTGAAATGCCCCAAATGTAAAGCAGTTTCCGGCGACGACTGGTCGCAGTGCGAGAAGTCGTGCCCCGTGCCGGGCTCGCCGCACTTCCGGTCACTGCGGTCTGACCAGATGAACTGCCCGGCCTGTGGGGGCATCGCGGAGTGTGAGAGCGTCGACGTAGGCGTTGGCCTTGTTCTGCGCGGCGACTTCGCCTGTGAGTGCGGCTGGGAGATCGACGGCCCGGAAGACTTCGGGTTCATCGAAGGGCCCGACGATGGCCCGCAGGCCGGTGAGGGCTTGTCTTGACCAGCGCGTCCGAGGCCCGCGTACAGTCCGAGGTCCGGCTTGAGGCGGCGCGGTACGGTATCTCCATGTGGAGAAACAACGTCGGCGTGCTGACCGATGCGAACGGCCGGCCGGTGCGTTACGGCCTGGCCAACGACAGCGCGCAACTCAACGCGGTGCTCAAGTCGTCCGATCTGGTCGGCTGGCGGCCCGTCGTGGTCACGCCCGACGACGTGGGCCGCACCCTGGCGGTGTTCTGCGCGCGGGAGTGCAAGGCGGAAGGCTGGACGTTCCGGGGGACGGAGCGCGAGATCGCGCAGCAGCGTTGGCTCGACCTGATCAACCACAACGGCGGGGACGCGGCGTTCTGCTCGGGCCTCGGGAGCTTCTCCAAATGACCAAACGACCCATCCATGAGTTCCGCGCCGAGGAGGCCGCCGCCAAGGCCGCCCGCATCGCCGCCGTGCTCGAAGCGGCCATCGCCGAGGCGCAGGCCGACGGCTACCAGTGGATCGGCCGCGACGCCGTGGCGGCCCGCGCCGGCGTCTCGTCGGGCAGCGTCTCCAACGCTTTCGGCGGCATGCGCGCCCTCAAGCGCCGCGTGATGACCGAGGCGTGCGCCCGACCCATCCCCAGCATTGTCGCTCAGGGGCTTGCGGACGGGTCCGATATCGCCCGAAATGCCGCCCCGTCCGTCAAGGAAGCCGCACTGGCCACGATCCGGTAGGGGCGACACGCATGACTGTTTGGGAAGGACCGGGGAAAAGTGATGAGTGGTACACCCCAAAATACGTGTTTGACGCACTTGGCGTCCGTTTTGACATGGACGTAGCGCACCCGGCGCACTGCGCCACGCACGTTCCTGCGGCTCGCGTGGTTACGGAGAACAGCCTGTCGGTGCCGTGGGTGGGCTTCGTCTGGATGAACCCCCCGTTTGGGAAACGCAACGAAATGGACCCTTGGCTTGACAAGTTTTTCGACCACGGAGACGGCGTTGCGCTCACTCCTGACCGTACCTCTGCCGCATGGTTCCGGGCAGCGTGGGAGCGCGCCGACCTTGTGATGTTCACGCCCAGGATACGGTTTATTCACCCGGATGGCACCGAGGGCGCCAGCCCGGCCAACGGAACCGCGCTCTGGGCTTCCGGCCCGCGCGGGCAAGCCGCGCTCCTCAATGCCAAAGCGGAAAATCTCGGGATCTTGGCGGTCCCGCTGTGATCACCCTCCCGCCTGCCCTCGCCGCGCTCGGCGCATGGCCGCAGTTTGTCTGCTGGTTCGCGCAGCCCAAGCCGGGCAACCCCGGCAAGCTGGACAAGTTCCCCTGCGACTGGCGCACGGGGGCCGTCGTCGGCATCAACGACCGCGACGCATGGACCACGCCCGACAACGCGCTGGCGGTGCACTCGGCCTATGACCGCGGGTGGGGATCCGGCGCGGGCTTCGTCTTCACGGCGGACGACCCGTTTTTCTTCGCCGACATTGACGGCGCGGCGCAGGCGGACCCGCAAGGCGGTCCCCCAGGGTGGTCACCGCTCGCGCAGAACGTCCTCGCGCGCTTCCCCGGCGCCGCGGTTGAGTTGTCGCAGTCGGGGCGTGGCCTTCATATCTTCGGCCGCGCCGCTCCGATGGCTCACGGCAAGCGCAACATCGCCCAGAACCTCGAACTGTACACCGAGGGCCGGTTCTGCGCCCTGACCGGCGTGGGCGCCCTCGGCGACGCCTCGACGGACCACACCCCCGCGCTCGCCCAGTATATCGCCGACTACTTCCCGGTGGTGAGCGCCGGCGCCGCGGCCGGCTGGACGACCGAGCCGTGCGCCGAGTGGCGCGGCCCGACCGACGATGACGAGCTGATCCGCCGCATGCTCGCCAGCGGCCAGCGCCAGACCGCCGCGCAAGCCTTCTCGACGGCCCCCACGGGCGCGGCGACCCTGCGCGACTTGTGGGAGGGCGACGCCGACGCCATGGCCCGCCAGTGGCCCGGAGAGGGCGGCAAGGCGTACAACGCCTCGAGCGCCGACATGGCGCTGGCCAACCATTTGGCATGGTGGACCGGGCGGGACTGCGATCGCATCGAGCGCCTCATGCGCCGCTCGGCCCTCATGCGCGAGAAGTGGGACACGCACCGAACCTATCTGGTCGACACGATCACCCAAGCCGCTGCGTTTATCCGCGGTTGCCTGACCGACCCCGTACCGGCCGCCGTGGCCACCGAGGCGCAGGTCGTCGCCGCGGTCGAGGCCGGACGCACGCTCCGGGACGCTGCGCGCGAGTTCATGGGCGCGTTTGACCAGATCGAGCACTTCGACGGGTGTTTCTTCCTCGCCGACCGGGCCCGCATCTATGACATGCGGGCCAACTCGATCGTGCAGCGCGCCACCTTCGACGTGACCCGCGGCGGCCACCTGTTCGTGCTGGACCCGGGCAACGCGAAGACCACGGCGAGCGCATGGGAAGCCTTCACGCTCTCGCGGGTCAACGCGCCCCTCGTCGTCAATGACGTGTGTTTCCGCCCCGAGGTCGCGCCGGGCGCCATCGTCCGGGCCGCCGAGCGCACCCTCGTCAACTCGTACGTGCCGTACACCGCCCGCGCCGCCGAGGGTGACGCTTCGCCCTTCCTCGACCTGCTCGGCAAGATGTTGCCCCTCGAGCGCGACCGCATGCTGCTGCTCTCGTGGATGGCCAGTTTTGCGCAGAACCCCGGCGTCAAGTTCCAATGGTGGCCGGTGCTGCAGGGCGCCCGGGGCAACGGCAAGACGCTGCTGCTTGAGATCATGGGCTACATTGCCGGCGAGCATTACACGCACCTGCCGGACGCGCAGGCCATGGCCAAGGGCTCGCAGTTCAACGGCTGGGTGGAGCGCAAGCTCTTCATCGGCATCGAAGAGATCAAGGCGGCCGACCGGCGCGAAATGATCGAGGGCATGAAGACCCTCGTGACCAACCGCCGCATGGGCATGGAGAAAAAGGGCCTCGACCAGTTCACGGGCGATAACGCCGCCAACGGCATGATCACCACGAACCACAAGGACGGCCTGCCCCTGGACCCCGACGAGCGCCGATATGCCGTGTGGTTCTGCGCGCAGCAGTGCGTCGAGGACCTGACCCGCGACGGCATGCACGGCGAGTACTTCCCGCGCCTGTACCAATGGCTCCGCGGTGAAGGCGAGTGGGCGTCGCACGGACCGGACCACGGCAAGGCCGTCGTGACCCACTATCTGCGCACCATGCCGATCGCCGCCGAGATGGACCCGGCACGCGGCCTGTCGAGAGCGCCGCGCACCTCCGCGACCGACGAGGCCATTGCCGCCAGTCTCGGCCGCGTCGAGCAAGAGATCCTCGAGGCGATCGACGAGGGGCGCCCGGGCTTCGCGGGCGGATGGGTGTCCAGCATCATGTTGGACCGGCTGCTCTCCGACGTGCGAGGCCACGTCGCCCGCAACAAGCGCAAGGAGCTGCTGGCCTCGCTGGGCTACGAGCCGCACCCCGCCCTGGCCGCCGGCCGCGTCAACGAGGTCGTGGCGCCCGACAACGGCAAGCCCAAGCTGTACGTCAAGCGCGGCCACCTCTCGGCCAATCTCACCACGGCCAAGGGCGTCGCCGAGGCGTACTCGAAGGCGCAGGCCACGGTCGCGCTCGGCACGGCGGCGCTCGTCTTCAAGGCTCCATGAGCGGACTTGACGCCGCAGCGCAGCCGTGAGACCGTGCCGCCGTTCCTCCCCTGGAGCCCCTCCTGCCCGTGACACCCCGTCGGCCTTGCGCTGGCGGGGTGTTTCGCTGTAGCGTCGCGCCCATGTTGACCTTGCGCGCCTATTTGGCTCTCGCCGGCATCGGCCTCGTCGTTGCCCTTGCCTTGACGCTCATAGCGTGGGGCCGAGAGCGGGGCGTCTCCGCGGATCTGCGCGACGATCTGGCCACGGCCAACCGCCAGCACGCCGAGCAACTCAAGGCCGCCCGGCAACAAGGCGAGCGCAACGGCGCATTTGCGGCCGCGCAGGCCCAGGCGTGCGGCATGGAAGGGACGGCCGCGTTTGATCGCGGCGTTCAGGTGGGAATGGCGGTATGCGCAGCTCGACGGTGATAGCCTTGGCGGCTTGCGCGCTCCTCGGGGCGTGCGCGACCACCCCGCCGCCGGGCCCGGTGGTGCTGTGCGATACGGCCGGCGCCGCGCCCGCCGAGCCCGAGCCGACCGCGCCGGTGCTCACAGACGCGCAGCGCCTTGCGGTCGACGTGGCCGTGGTCTCCACGCTCGGGCCGGTGCTGGGCGCCGCTCTTATCCGCTATTCGGACGTGGAGCACCCCGCGTGGGGCCGGCGCGCCGCGGCCAGGGTCACGGCGACGGCGGAGTGGTGCGCGTCGTTGGCTGCGGTCATTCCCTCACCTCATTAGTGCTGACGGTGTTGGGTGCATGGTCTTCTGCTTGTGGGATGAGGGCGAGGGCTTGGACGGACCAACCGTTTTTCATCCAGCCATCGCGCCCGTTTCGATAGGTGCCGGGGTCGGTGACAAGGAACGAGCCAAGGCCACCTGACAGCTTAACCCGCCAAGCCACAGCCTCCATAGGGACGGCGCGGCGGTTCCATGCGGCGATGGCGTCAGACCTATCGTTGCGCGGTGACCCTTCTGCACAGCAATCGAGACAGCCCACCGCGAAAAGGCCGCTACCCCTACAGATGGTGGGCCGCCCGCCGCAAAACGGACAAGCCGACAGTTCCACGCCGCTCACTGGTCTTCCTCCCCGTGTTTTGTGGCGGTCATTGGTCAGGGCCTTTCAGTTGGTGGCGGATGATGATCGCGATGCCGGAGATGATCGCTGCGAGGACAAGGAACTCGGGCAGGGTCATTGTCCGTCTGCGTCGCACACATTGACCGCGCCGTCAAGGGCGGCGCGGACGCGGCGGACGGCGATCTCGAAATACGCCGGGTCGCGCTCAATGCCCACGAAGCCGAACCCCGCGCGCACCGCGGCCTTGCCGGTCGAGCCGCTCCCCATGAACGGGTCGAGCACCGTGCCCCCTGGCGGCGTGATCAGCCGGCACAGATACGCCATGAGCGCCTCGGGCTTGACGGTGGGGTGCACGTTGCCCTCGTCCCGGTCGCGCTTGCTGGCCTTGGCGCAATAGAAGAACCGGGCCGCGCTGCCGGTGTCGCCGTATTGAGGACCGCAAGGGTCGTTGCTTTCGCCCGACCAAATGCCGGGCGAAAGGTTCGGGCGGGTCTGCTGGCCGGCTTTCCCGATAGGAAAGCCGGCCAGCACCTCGTCGGACCCGTCGTGTATGAGGTTGGCGGGCCATCGGCCCTGCTGGGCGTCGTATGTCTGGCCGGGTGACTGGCGGTCATCGCGGCCTTCCATGTCGCGCCATTTCTGAAACGGGACATTCGAGACGGATGGCTTTTCGCCAGCTATTCGGCTCGCGTCAATATTGAGAGCGCCGACGCCGTGCGCCAGGACGTTCGCGGCGACCGTGCCGGCCAGCGGCTTGCGCGCCAGCACCCACGGTTCCAGCGCGGGCTTGAGGGCCGTGCCCCAGCCCTCCCATTGGCGGGCCTCGTCGGTGGCGGGGGCGGTTTCGTCATGCTTACCGCCGGGCCGTATGAGACAGTCCGACTGGTCCGCGTTGCCCTTAACGTGGTCCCAGCGGCCGGGGCCCACCACCTCGCGCGCCGCGCCCGCCGCCTTGTCGATCGCCTTGGACACGTCGAGCGACTTGGGGAAGCCTTGTCCGTACACCCACGCGATCAGGTCGCGGATCTCCGCGTCGGCGAGGCGGACGGCCAGCGTGCCGAGGTCATAGGTGCGCGTGCCGAACGCGGCGAGCATGTGGCCCCCGGGCGGCAGCAGGGCCATGACCGGCCCCCATATCTCCGGGCCCGGCACGAACGCGTCCCACTCCTTGCCCATGAACCCCGCGCCCTTGGCCGCGTACGGTCGGCCCTCCAACCAGCACCGCAACAGCTCGCGCGGGTCAGGATGCGCGCCCAGCCCGTACGGCGGGTCTGTGGCCACCGAGGCCACGTTGTGACGGCCGGCCAGCGCGGGCAGTACCTCGAGGCTATCCCCGCAATAGAGCGTCACCCCGGGCGCCAGGTGCTCGATGCGCGTCCAGGGCGCACAGACGCACGGCCCGAGCGCCGGCTGGTCGGAGAGCGAGCGCGTGCCGCTGCAGTAGTCGCAAGGTGTCATGTCGAGGGGTCCTGTCGTTGTCGAGCGGGTGTGCGTTAGACTGACCGTCCCGTCAAGGACGCGGGTAGCCCATGGCGTTAAAGCAGGTGAGGCATTTGCCGGTCTGGACGTGGTGCTTGGCCTGGCCGTGCTTGAGGCACTCGTCGAGGTACTCGTAATGACCCTCCCGCCGGGCCCATGCGCGAGCGGAGTTCACGTCTGTGCGCGGGCGCCGACGGGCCCCGTTGACCGTGAAGCACCCGGCGCACTTGGCGCTCTGGATATGGTGGTCGCACCATTTGTGCTCGTCGCAGTACCCCGGAAAAAACTTGAGGCCCATCTTGCGCGCCATAGGCCGGGACAGTGATGGATCCAGCTTGAGACACTCAACGCACTGGTGCGTCTTCACCCAATGATCGACCTCTCCGTGCGTGTCGCAATAGCCGATGTAAAAAGAGCTCTTATGCGCAACAGCTAGACGCCACCGATCGTCCGAAAAGAACGGCATGCAGTCCATAAGGGGGATTAAGTGGGCGGGTGTAAGTAGTCTGTTTTTCATAGCTTTTCCAAATTTCCCCCCAGACCCACTATGCGCCTAAATCTCTATGGGGAACACCAAACACCCTCTTGCTATGGACACTATGCGTCTATGCGTCAAGGCGCTATATCGTACCTACGTTACACACACACCCCACACCAATTTATAAGAAGTAGTGGGTAAAGTGGGAAAAGGGGGACAGCGCATTGTTTTTGCACGGGAATATCCGACCCGGTTAATGCGGGGAGTTAGGAGGGAGTTGTGGGGCCGCTTTCGTGGCCTTGTCGAACGCGCCGAGCTGGGCTATCTGTGCGGGCATGGGTATTTTTCCGCTATGAAAGCTTGGCCAGCAGACCGCGTTGAGCGGCGTCCTCTCGACGCGTTGGTGCCGTTCGCGGCAAATGCGCGGACGCACGACGCCAAACAGGTCGCCCAGATTGCCGCGTCCATGCGAGAGTGGGGCTGGACCAACCCCGTGCTCGTTGACGAGGCCGGCACGATCATCGCGGGGCATGGCCGCGTCATGGCCGCGCGCACGCTGGGCTTTTCGGAGGCCCCGGTCATGGTCGCGAGCGGATGGAGCGAGGCGCAAAAACGCGCTTACGTGCTGGCGGACAACCAGCTTGCGCTCAACGCTGGGTGGGACGCGGCGCTGCTGGGCAGCGAGCTGCGCGGCCTGGAGGAGGTCGGTTTTGACTTGGAGTTGCTGGGCTTCGGCAATCTCGACGCGCTGCTCTCCGATCCAGCGGCCGGACTGACGGACCCGGACGACGTCCCCGCGCCCCCCGCGGACCCCGTGACCCTACTCGGCGACGTTTGGCTGCTTGGCAGGCACCGGATTGTCTGCGGCGACAGCACGGATGCGGACACGGTGGCCAAGTGCCTGAACGGCGTCACGCCGCACCTTATGGTGACCGATCCCCCTTATGGGGTGGAATACGACGCCAGCAAGGCGCGCCCGACAAGCGCGGGCTCGGCGAAGGGGAAAGTTCTGAACGACGACCGCGCCGATTGGCTGGACGCGTGGTCGTTATTCCCAGGTTCTGTCGCCTACGTTTGGCACGCCATGCGCCACGCGGGCACAGTGTTTGCTAGTCTGGAAAAGGCGGGGTTTCAAATCCGCGCAGAAATAGTATGGGCAAAAAGCCAGTTGGTTATGAGCCGAGGCCACTACCACCCGCAGCACGAAAGCTGTTGGTACGCGGCACGAGGAACGGCGGGATGGGCGGGGGACCGGAAACAGTCCACGCTTTGGAAAATCGACAAGCCGCAGAAGTCCGAGACGGGCCACAGTACTCAAAAACCCGTCGAGTGCATGAGGCGCCCGATAGAGAACAACAGCAGCGCGGGCCAAGCGGTGTACGAACCTTTTAGTGGATCCGGCACCACGATCATCGCGGGCGAGATGACGGGCCGCGCCGTCCACGCCATCGAGTTAAGCCCCGCCTATGTTGACGTTGCGGTCAAACGCTGGCAGGACTTCACCGGACTAGACGCCGTGCTAGAACGCGACGGCCGGACGTTTGCACAAGTAGGGGCGCCAGATGGGCCGACCGTCTCACAAACCGACTGACGCGCTGCGCAAGCAGGTCGAGATGATGGCCGGCTACGGCGTCACCGGCGACGATATCGCGCTGTCGGTGGGCATAACGAAGCCGACGCTTAACAAGCACTACCGGCGCGAGCTGGACACTGGGCGCATTAAGGCCAACGCCGCCGTCGCCCAGTCGCTTTACAAAAAGGCGACCGGCGACGGCTCGCAGGCCGTAACGGCAGCGATTTTCTGGGCTAAGACCCGCATGGGGTGGAAAGAGACGCAAATCACCGAGCACACCGGCGGCGTGGCCCTCGCGGTGGCGAAGATCGAGACGACCGACCCGAAAGAGGCGGCCCGGCTGTACCAGGAGCTCATGGCGAGCCCGGCGGTGCGGGCGTGACCCCCGCGCAGCTCGAAGCGGCGGACGCCCTATGGGACGAGGCGAAACGGGGCGAGGCGCCTATCGTGCGCGAGCCCGATCCGGTCCAGGAGCCTGCGCCGCGCTACTGGTGGCTCCGTGACTGACACGTGGGCGGGCATCGCGGAGGACCGGCTGCGGCTGCTCGTGGCGCAAGGTCTATCCGCCAGCGAGATCGCCAAGGCGATGCGCGTGACCCGCAACGCCGTGATCGGCAAATGCGACCGGCTCGGCCTCAAGCTGGCCGGATCGTGCGTTCGGGCGCTTGAGCGCCGACGGCCCCGGCGCGTAGGGGACGCACGGCACACCCCGCCGGCGCCCGTGTCGCCCAGCCCGCCGCGCCGGTTCTCATGGGAGCCACCCCTGTGACCACGTACGTCTGCCCCATGCCCTACGAGCCGAACCGCTACCACCTGTTCGCCGACGACCCGGACGAGGCGCTGCTGGCCGCTTTCGGCGCCGGCGCGGGCATGGACGCGGCGCGGCCGGACCGTTCGCCACTGCGCTACGATCTCACATGGCAGCAGGTGCTCGCCGCCCGGGCGCTCGGCGCGGTCGATTGCGACGTGGTCGCCCCATACGAAGCGGCGGCGCGCTGGGCGGACAACCGCGGCGCACTGGCCTCGGCGCAGGAATGGCGTGCAGGACTTTAACTGGCGCGAGCCGGACTACGCCGCCGTCTTCCGGCACCGCGCCGAGAAACTGGCGCAGATCCGCGCGGACAAGTCGGGCATGCTGCTCGCCGCGCTCAAGGTGTACTATCGCGACAACCCGGCCGACTTCGTCAACGACTGGGGCGTAACGTTCGACCCGCGCAACGTCGAGCGTGACCTCCCCGCCCTCGTGCCGTTCCTGCTCTTCCCCAAGCAGCGCGAGGCGATCAACTACATCGTCGCGAAATGGAAGGCGCAGGACAACGGGACGATCAAGAAATCCCGCGAGGTCGGCATGTCGTGGGTCGCGATCGGCCTGGCCTGTACGCTCGCCCTGTTCAACGACGGCATGGTGATCGGCTTCGGATCGCGCAAGGAAGAGTACGTCGATGCGGGCGGGTCGCCCAAATCGTTGTTCTGGAAAGCGCGCATGTTCCTCAAATACCTGCCCGAGGAGTTCCGGGGCGGGTTCGACGAGGCCAAGCACGCGCCGTTCAAGCGGATCAGCATCCCCGCGACCGGCTCCGTGCTGGCCGGCGAAGCGGGCGACGGCATCGGCCGGGGGGACCGGGCCTCGCTGTATTTCGTGGACGAAGCGGCGTTCCTTGAGCGCCCCCTGCTGGTCGACGCGTCGCTCTCGCAGACCACCAACTGCCGCATCGACGTGTCGAGCGCCAACGGCCA